CCGTGAGGTCGCTCGCCCATAACTTCCTGCTCCGCACGGACCTCTCCTACTACACCGAGCATACCTCCCATGGGCTCTGGAAGCCAGCCCGCCATCTGGACTTCCTCTGCCGCAAGCTCGAGGCCGTCGAGCGCGGAGAGATCAAACGCCTCATCGTGACCATGCCTCCCCGGCATGGCAAGAGCGAACTCATCTCCAAATCCTTCCCCTCCTGGTGCCTCGGCAAGCACCCCGACTGGGACATCATGATCACCTCCTATGGTGCAGCCCTCGCCGAAGCCCACTCAGAAGTGTGCCGGAACCGGTTTGCAGAGTTTGCTCCTGAGATCTTTGGCGTCAGCCTCTCCAAGGGGTCGTCGTCCGTAAGTGAGTGGGGTGTCGAGGGACACCGGGGGACTGTCGTCGCAGCCGGCGTCGACGGGGCGCTCACCGGCAAAGGCGCCCACATTGCCATCATTGACGACCCTATCAAGAACATGAGGGAGGCCAGGTCCCCCACGGTCCGCGAGACCGTAAAAGAGTGGTATCGAACCACTCTCCGGACCCGTCTCGCTCCTGGCGGCGCCATCATCCTAGTCCAGACCCGGTGGCACCAGGACGACCTGGTCGGCTACCTCCTCCACGAGATGGAGGCCGGCACCGGGGAGCAGTGGGAAATCTTCAACCTCCCCGCGATCGCCGAGGAGAACGATCCCCTCGGCCGGGCCCCTGGCGAACCCCTCTGGCCGGAGCGGTTCTCGCTCGAGGACCTGGAGACCACCAGGAACACAATCAGCCTTTACGAGTGGAACGCCCTCTACCAGCAGCACCCCAGCGACCCCGAAGGCGGGCTCTTCAAGCGCGAACACTTCCGTTACTACTCCACCGCAGAGGGAGGCGTCTACATCCTCCATACCCCCGAGGGCGACCGCCACCTCGCCCGGGAAACCCTCACCATCTTTCAGACCTGTGATCCCGCTGGCAGCCTCAAGTCTTCTGCAGACTGGTTCGTCATCTCGACCTGGGGTAAGTCTCAGGCCGGAGACCTCCTCCTCCTGGATGTCTTCAGGACCCGGGTCGAGGGGCCCGACCACCTGGCGAACCTCACGAGCCAGGCCGCGAAGTGGCGGCCGGTAAAGATCGGCGTCGAGCCTGCAAACCTCGGGAAGACCACCTATCAGGCCGCGGTCCGGAGTGGCCTCCCCGTGGTCCCGCTCAACCCGGACGCCGACAAATACACCCGGGCCCTCACCGTCGCCGCCTACTATGAGCATGGCAGCGTCTGGCATCCTAGAGACGCCCCCTGGCTCGACGAGTGGGAAGAAGAGCTCGCCGCCTTCCCCTCCGGGGCTCACGACGATCAGGTCGACACCGCGGCCTATGCCGGGATCATGTTCTTCGAGATGCCCACCCGGGCGAAGATCTCCTCCCCGGACGACATCCTCTAGCCGACTTTCCTTTTTTAGGCCCACGCCCAACCCTGCAGGCATGAAACTCATCAGAGCGCTCTCCCGCACCTTTTCCAGAGCGCCCCCTCCGGCCATGATGATGGACCTCAGCGCCTACCCCGCCGACGATGACGAAGACGTCGCATCGAAGCGCAGCGTCTATGACCCGCATTTCATACCCCCGGAAGGTTGGGATGCCTGGTCCGAGTGGGCCGCCGAGCAGGGCAAGATCGCCCGCATCATCAATACCCTCGCCAAGTCGATCATGGCCTTCGTGATCAAAAGCCATGACAAAGACTGCCAGGACCTCTGCGACGTGATGACCCGGAGCACCCACCTGCACACCGAACTTCTGACCAGCGCCCGGTACTGGCTCATCTACGGCAGGGTCTTCATCGAGCCGGTCTGGGCGACCCCCTCGAAGGCCGCCCTGGCGAAGATCCGGAACCTCTACCCCCCGAGCGTCATGGTCTATCGCAACTCTGAGGCCGACATCCAGAATCTTAAGGCCGCACTCAAGGGCACGGTATACGAACCGTATGCCGCCAGCCTCAAGGCCGGGAACGGGGACACTGTCATCGGGTATCTTCAGAACTTTGTTCCTCACGACGCGAAGAACGAAAGCATGGTCTTCTTCCGCCCCGACGAACTCATCTTCATCCCCCGGTACCCCAGCGCCCGGCACCCGAACGGCATCAGCCTGCCGGCGCAGAACTATGTCCTCATCATGAACAAGCTCGGCATGGAGAAGGACCAGGCCATTATGGTCAAGCGCCACGGGGACCCCAAGCACAAGTTCTTCATACCGGCCGACACCTGGGACGACCCGGTCATGCGGGACATGCTGAAGAAGGGGTTCAAGAAAGGGATCCGTGCCGGGCTTGACTTCTTCTTCCGGTCCGGAGAGACCAATCAGGACAGGATGGACGTCGACCTCGTCGAGCCGAAAGGTAACCCCGCCGCCGTCTCCAAGGCCATCGAACACCTCGAAGACCAGTTCAATGCCGCGATGTGCTGGGCCGATTCTTTCAACGAGTCGAGTTCCTCTAACCGCTCGGTCGGCTACATCCAGCTCGCCTTCTTCGAGCGCGAGATCACCCCGGAGCGCCGGCTCTTTGCCGAGATCCTCGAGGACCAGCTCCTCGCCCCCTGGCTGCAGGCGAACGGCTACGCCCCCGACGACGCCTGGTTCGAGTTCGAGGACCTCACCCCCGAAGACCGGCTGCAGAAAGCCGAAATCATCGCTCCCCTCCTCCCCTACCTCCCGGCCAGTGTTGCCGAGAAGTTTTTGGAAGACATGGGCTACCCGATCGACAGTGCCAGCGGAGCCCCCGCAGCGGCGCCCGAACAGATCCCTTACAACAGCCTGAAAGGGGTCCCACAACCCGTCAGCCGGGGCACCCGGCCTGTGCGGGACCAGCTCCGCCAGGAGATCGAGGACATCGCGGAGGAGGTCCGCGCCGTCCTGGGGTACTGATCCTATGCTCCCGACAGAAGCAGAAGCCCTCGAGGCCCTCGCCGCCCTCATCGTCCGGCGGTCAGAAGACGCGAAGCGGAGGATCGTCGAGGTCCTCGCCCGGTACCTCACCGTCGCCTACGAACTCGGCGGTCAGCAGGCAGGTAAAGAAGTCGGCAGCCTCATCCCCATCGGGCTCGACGGCCTCGACCCGGTCATCAACAAACTCGCCCCGGTCCTCGACGAGACCTTCAGCAACCTCTCCGGAGAACTCACCGGGATCATCGAGCAGGGGATCCGCAAGAACAGCACCTACGCCGAGGTCAGAAACCTGCTCATCGAGAAGTTGGATGAGGGCTGGGGCAAGTCCGTCACCTTCACCCGGGCCGGCGAGACCCGCCGCTACGTGTACGTCGCCCCGGACGGCTCCCTCGAGTGGCGGACCAAGACCATCACCCGGAACGTCACCATCCCCATTGAGACCTATGCCGACACCCTCGCCCGCACGAACCTCAAGGCGGCCTGGGCGGAAGGCCGCCGGGAACGGTATCGACAGTCCGGCCGGAAGGGCTGGGTCTACTCGGCCGTCCCCGACGAGCGCACCCGGCCACACCACCTCGCCCTCCACGGCAGGGTCTTCATCTTCGGCACCGAGGATGAGGCGATGGCCATGGCCGTCATGGAAGAGCCGAACTGCCGCTGCAGGCCGAGAGCCTGGTTCGACGACCCCGCCCTCGACCGCGACCCGGCGAAGTATCTCGAAGAACGCCAGAGGTGGGCGAGGGCCGCCAAGGAAGACTTCCCGGCCGGATCTCCCTGGCAGAAGTTCCTGGACGGCGTCATCGCCGCCCCCGCCTGACTTTTTTTTATATCCTCAATTCGGCCACGCCTTACTATGAGCACAGGACCCCAAATCTTCGATCTGACGTTCCGGGCCGTGGACTGCATCGTCCCGCCCGACTCGGCAGACCTCGCCAAGGAAAAAGAAGGGGGTGCCGTCAAGCGCCGGGTAGTGGCAATCACTGAAGGCAAGTGGAACGACACCGTTTTCCGCTCCGAGGAGCTGGACAAGGTCCCGGAGAACACCGAGCGGAGGAAGGGGCGGGACGCCCGGAATAACCTGAATGTCCCCCTGGTCATCGACCACTCCGACGACCTCCTCAAGCGCATCGGCACGACGTTAGCCATGACCACCGGGACCGTCGAGAAGGATGGAAAACAGATCAAGGCCCTCATCCTGGACCACGAGTTCCAGCAGACTACGTCCGTGCAGAAGGACGTCGTCGCCCTGGTCAAGGCCGCCCCCGACGAGATCCTCTTCTCCATCCGGGCCGGCGGGGATCTCAAGTACGACGGCGTGACCGGCGAATACTACTGGACGGACCTCTGGGTCGACCACAACTCCATCGTCACCAGCCCGGCCTGCGCGAACACAGGCATCATGGATGAACTCGCGAAGATATCCGACTCTCCTTTTTATGCCGACCCGAAAAATCTCACAGACATGGAACTCGCAGACTTCGAAAGGCGGCTCAGCTCTCTCGAACAGTCCGTCGGCAAGATCGTCTCCTACCAGGAGAAACTGATCGCCGACCAGGCTGCGAAGGAACAGGCGGCCGCTCAGGAAGACCTCATGGAGCGGGCTGACACCCTCGCCGCGATCTTCGCGCTCGACCCCGAGGCACCCAGACCGTTCCTTAAGACCCTCAACAGGGACCAGCTCAAGGCCTACAAGGCCGACCTCGAACGCCGCAAGGCCGCGGCCGCCCCGCCCGCTGATGGGAAGGGTCAGGCCGGTGGTGCAGTCCCCACCGAGCTCTCGCTCGAGCAGAAGGCCATCAAGTTCTTGGAGGGGTAAGCAACCATGGCTGGAGCAGTTACCTCCCCGGTCGCCTACGACCTCACGGTCGCTGGGCTTCCGGCGAAGGTCCACGCCGACGAGGTCACCGCGGATGCTGACGGCTTCTACTACAAGGCCGGGCAGCTCGTGGAGATCGCTGGCGACGAGACCATCAAGGTCGCCACAACCGCAGGGGCCGCCATCGGGATCCTCGAGGACAGCATCACCACCAAGACCAACCCGAACGGCCTTGATGACCGCACCCGGGTCACCGTTCTGCCGTTCGGCTACCGCCGGGTCCTCCGGATGATCGCCGAAGGCAACCTCACCGCCGGCACCCGGGTCTGCCAGGGCACCAAGTCCAAGCAGGCCGTCAAGGCGATGTCGGACCTCGCCGTGGCAGTGGTCGTAGAGGGGAGCGGTCTGACGGCCACCACTACCGTGGATGCCACCGACCTCTCGGGCAGCGTGCCCGCAGGGGGAACCCCGGTCATGTCCGACGGAGCCCAGCCGACGGTGGCCATCACCGGCGACGTCACTGCTACCACGACCGTCACCGGCGACGTCACCGGCGACGTCACCCTCTCGGGCGGGATCCTGCCGGAGAAGGAGATCGGTATCGTCTGGAAAGGAGCGGACGATGGGAAGGTGGCCCTGATCCTGGCGTACTGAGGAGGAAGAAACATGACAGGAGCAGTATACACCAAGAAGGATTTTGCCCTCAGCAACAACCCTCAGGTCACCCCGGAGATAGTCGAGGCCGCAATCAAACTGCAGTACCGGAAGAACCTGATCGGCAAGAACCTCCTGGGGTTCCAGTCGATCCCGGTCTCGACCGTCTCGACCAACGAAGAGGGTGAGACCGAAGGAGACGTCAACTGGCTCTCCGAGAGCGGCAGCCTGCCGAAGCTCGACTTCACCTTCACTCGCGGCACCAAGCGCGTCCGGCCCTACGGTGGATACTTCGAGGTCACCGAAGAGCAGGTCGAGGACGGGCTCGAGGACGAGATCCGGACCATGGTCAAGAACCTCGCCTACACCATGGCCTACTTCGAGGACCTCATGGTCTGGAACGACATCACCACCGCCCCGGGAGTCCAGGCCGTCGAGGCCAATAAGCCGTGGGTCGTGTCCTCCGGAACGGGTGCCGGCGACCCGCTCTACGACATCCAGGCCGCCATCCGGAAGATCTCCGGGGCCACTAAGCGGCAGAAACCCGACACGATCATCATGTCCGAACTGACCTTTGGGTACCTCACCGGGTTCGATGTCATCAAGAACCGGCTCTACAACACCCAGGGCAAGGACGGCTACGTCGTCTCCGGTGAGGTTCCCACCCTGCTTGGGAAGCGGGTCATCATCGACGATGCCGTCGACCCGCTCGACGTCGGACAGGTCGTGGTGATGAAGGCTAAGGATGTCGGTGTTTGGCAGGAGCGTTATCCGCTGCGGACCCGGTCGATCGAGGGGGCCCTCCTTGGCAAGGACAACATCGCCTACAAGATCACCGCCAAGGCCAAGGGCGAGCCGAACATCAAGCATCCCGAACTCGCCTGCCTCATCAAGGGCATCTACTCTGAGGGCTCCTGATGGCGAAGACTAACAGGTCCAGGGAGGTGCCCCGCGCTCCCTCTGAACTCATGGACGTCGAGGTCCGGAGCGGGGCCATCGAACTGAGAGGGGGCATCAAGGCGAAGAAGGGGGACATCATCCAGGTCCCCCGGGACGAAGCCCGTCAGACCCCGGCCACCCGCTGGGGCCTGAAGACCGGCAACCTCGTCCGGGTCTACACCACGATCGACCTCCCTCCCGTCACGAGCACCGAAGTCCCGGAGGAGTAGCCCCGTGGCCTCCACCGTCGCCGACGTCCGGGAGGAGATCGGCGATACCACCGAACCTCTCCTCTTTTCCGAGACCCGCGTGCAACTCGCGCTTGATGAGGCCGCTGAGGACCTCCAGGCGCGGGGAGTCGATATCGACACCGTCCAGGGGAGCAAGGCGCAGCGGCTCATGGCAGCGATCGACCTGCTCGATATTCATCTCGCCAGGGTCCGGGGCCGGCCCGCCGCCTCAATCTCCGAGAGCGGCAAGAGTATCTCCTACACGGACCTGACGGCAGCGAAGCAGGAGAAGACCCTGGCCCTGCGTCGCCTGCTCGCAAAACTTGCCGGCAGCCCGATGGAGATCGCGTATGACAACTACTGAGTTTGACGTCTTCGACCACCCCTTTGCGATCGTGCACGTCGCCGTCACCAAAGGCCACACTGACCAGGAGACCGGGGAGTGGGTTCCCGGGACCACCGCGACAACTGCGATCGCCGGCAGCCTCGAGGACCTCACCCTCCGGGACCTGCAGCGCCTCCCCGAGGGAGAGTATACCCTGGGCGACCGGCGGATCCACACCGGGGCCCGGCTCGTGCCCGGGGACCGCCTTGAGGTTGTCGAGCCCGACGGCACCACCTCCCGGTGGACGGTCCGGGCCCTCGAGAAGCAGACGTCGTTCCTGGTACATTATGGTATCGACCGACGGACCTACCTTCTCAAGCGCCTGATCTGAAAATCATCGTTTTCCCGGCGACCGCAACTCATATTAAGCCCTACAGAGAAACTATATCAATGTCAGGTACAATCAGTTTGTGCAAAAACCCCCACCAGGGTCTGTGCACCGTCGACTGTCCCTACCGGGCCTCATGCCCCAAAGACCGCGTCCCTCTCCTTATCCCCGCTCTTGTCATCCATTACCGTCTGGGGAAAGTCTACCCCGACGACTACATCAACGACATCGCGCTCCGCCGACAGGAGTTACTATCGGAGGCGGTTCATCAAGGTGAACCGCGATCGGATGCAATCTCGAAGAGGAAAATTTCAGTTCACGCCATATAGGGCGTATTATCGAGTTCACCGAGGTGAGAAAGACGGAATCGGTATTTCTCCGGCAAATTAAAGGAAAAATGTATCTGGTCCACAGGACTCGGGACTCCGACGGCCGCCGCCGCGACCGAGCCACTCCTCTCTCCTCGATCGAGCACAGGACGCTGCAGGCAGCGCTCCAGGTCAAGGAGCAACTCCAACACGAGATCGTCGAGGTCCCGTGCATGAACTCCCGATGCAAGAACAAGGTCCGAATGACCCGGCGACAGTTAGAAGAGTTTCTCGTCTCCGCGAAGAAGCGCTATGACATGGTCATCCTCCCGTTCTGCAGCCCGGAGTGCCGGGACGAGGCCCTCGCCCGCCACGGAGGCAAGACCGATGATCCGTGACCTCAATAACATCCCTGCGCTCCGGAACAACGTGGACAGCATCCTGCAGGCCACCGCGGAGGTGGTCGGCGAGTACCTCGAGGGCAAGATCCTTGATATGATCAACAGCCAGGGCAACGGGCAGTGGCCACCTCTGGCAATGTCCACCATACGTAAGAAAGGGTCGTCACAGGCCTGGGTAGACACAGGGGGATTACGAGCGCAGATCGCGCACCGGATCCTCCACGACGGCCTGGGGAAGTCCATCCAGGTCGGGATCTTCGAGAGTGAGTATGGATTCATCGCGGCATGCCTGGAGTTCGGGACCAATGACACCGGCGCCGTCACGGCCGGGGGCATGATGCGCCAGTGGAAGAAGCAGCACATCCCGGAGCGGCCGCTCTTTCGCCTCACCTTCGACCTGGAGGCAGAGAACGTCGAGCAGCTCATTGCCCGAGAACTGGATCGCCAAATAGACAAGTACCTGCTCTGACTTCCCTTTATACTTTCTTTCCCGGACTCTTTCTGCATATGGCGGACGATCCAATGACCGCGATGTCAAAGGACATCGAATACATCAAGAAAACAGTGGACGAGATCAAAGCAGGTCTGGGGGACCAGAACGACCGGATTCGTGACATCGAACTCACTCAGGAACGGCACAAAACATACTTCATGTTGATTGGCGCGACCCTCACCACCATCGTCGGTTTCCTTGCCGGCGCCGCCTCGGGCCTCTTCAGCATATTTCGGTGACTGTCATGCTCCCCGCTACCACCCGAACAGCGATCTTCGCCAGCCTCCCTCGGACCGTCGCCCTCGATAACGACCAGCTCGCCACCTACATCGATTATGCCGACCGCGTCAACGTCACCACAGCCCTGCAGGAGCACGACATCGTCGTCACGCTCCGCTACTTCGCCGACCGGCCGGACCGGGCCGCCACCCCCGCCAACCGGGTCTTCCGCCGTGAGACCGTCGGGGATGACGTCCGCTACATCAAGGGCGAGCGGGCCCAGGTCACGCTCAGTATCCAGATCCATGCCGCCGACACCCCTGTCCGGCCGGCCGACGACCTCGTCACCGCCTACCTCGCCGCCCTGCAGGTCTGGTACCTGCGTGACCTCCCTGCGATCGTCGAGGTCGTCGGCCGGTCCGAGATCCCCGACCTCTCCTACCTCGATAGCCATCGCCGGCGGGGCATGGACATCTACCTCCGCTACCCCATCACCTACGAAGAGATCGTCCCCACCATCGACGTCATCGAGCACGACGTGACCGTGGAATAGAGGGCCCCGACCCTCATTTATTTTGGCTTTCTGCGACCTCTCAGGCATGGTATCCCTCAGAGACCTCCTCTCCCGCCTCTTCTGCCCGCAAAAGGTGCACACCGTCAGAGAATTTGAGTCCCCGGCTGAGCTCGCCGCGTTCGTCGCTACTGACTGGACCAACTTCAAACCCTACCAGGCCCAGACCCACGACTGCGACGACTTCGCCCGGGAGTTCCAGCGTGCCGCCCTGCAGGCCGGCTACCTGGTCAACCTCCAGCTCGTCGACGGGGGGAAACACATGCTGTGCATGGCGGTGATCCAGGACGAGATGTGGTACGTCGAGCCGCAGACCGATGCCATCTGGAGGTACGGTCCGCTCGACTGACTGTCCTTTTTACCCCTCCTCATGGACCCTGAAGACATGGCAAGAAAACACCTGCTCTCAACCTTCCTCGACGAGGCAGCCGAGGTCCACGCATTCACGCATGGGATCTATGCCGGTCTCACGGAATGGAAGGGGGCCGAGATCCCCGACAACCCCGACGTCGCCGCCGAGCCGCATTACTACAAAGGAGGCTACATCATCGGCACGCTCCTGCGGTGGGGAGCCCTCATCATCCTGGGCGGCTTGGCGTTCGGACTCTGAGCCCTCTGACTCTCCTTTTTATGCCGACCCGAAAAATCTCACAGGCATGGAACCCATCGAGGTGATACACCATGCCGGAACTCGGTGACGCCATCAGGATTACGGTCACCGATGCCACCGCGGCCATGCCCTCCCGGGAGTGGGGGACCCCTGCCATCGTCGGGGAGTCCACCTACGCCGCCAAGGAGACGCCGAAACTCTACTACTCGCTTGCCGACGTCAAGACGGACCACGACACTGACTCCGACATCTCCGTCGCCGCTGCTGCCCTCTTTGCCCAGGGCGTCCGGAAACTCTATATCTCGGCTGTCGATACCACTGCCGGCGAAGCGGACGCCTACGACGTGGAGGCAGCCCTGACCCCTCTGGCCCCGTACGCCGGCCAGAAACTCATTCATGGGGTCTGCCTGGCAGGTTACACCGAGACCGCTCTGCTTGCCAAGCTCAAGGACTTCGCCGACGCGAACAACGTCATCTTCACAGCCACCAACGCCCCCAGGGATACTGTCGATGCTATCATCACTGCCGCGTCATCCCTCTCGAGCGGGAACGGCTTCTATCTTGCCCATGCCGACTCCGACACCACCGAGGACGTCTCCGCTGCAGCGCTCGGCGTGCTCATGACCTTGCGCCCCTGGAACACCACGTTTTGGCGCTACATCAACGTAGCCGTCAACGAGTACTTCGCCCCCGGCGACGTCCCGACCCTCGAGGCCGCGAATGTCAACGTCATCACCAACCGTGTGGACCGGGTCAACCGCATCTCCAACGCCCTGACGCTCTCCGGCTCGCCGAAATTCATCGACGTCACCCGGACTAAGTACTACGCCGTCACCGCCATCCAGGACAGCGTGGCCTCCCTGCGTCTGAGGATGGCGAAGCTCCCCTACACCCCGGCAGGCCTGGACTACGTCCGGGGCGCCATCGCCCAGGCCCTCGAGGGGATGGTCCGGAGCGGGGCCCTGCACTCCTACACGATCGCCATGCCCGCCTTCGAAGACATCCCCGATGTCGACAAGGCGAACCGGGTCCTGCAGAACGTCAACATCAACGCGGCCCTGGCCGGCGACATACACACGTTCGACCTCAACCTGACCGTATCCGTCTAAGGAGATGATGTAACATGGCTGAATCTACAGCACGCACCTGGGATGTTGATGGCGTTTCCGTCAGCATCGGCGGCATCGAGATGACCGAACTCGTCGAAGTCCAGTGGGACCCGGCGGACCAGGTCTCGATGATCCAGTCCATCAAAGGCCCGGTCGGCTACAACCTCCAGCACGCCGAGGAGCCGACCTGGTCCGTGACCGTCCGGCCGCACTGCGAACAGCTCCCGGAGGTCCGGAAACTCAGGAAGAACCGCGAGATTGTCCCGGTCGTCATCAAGACCCCGACCTCGACGGTGAACTGCTACGACGCGATCATCGTGAAGATCGCCCCCACCGGCGCGATCGAGAATGAGGCCCCGGGCATCAAGATCGAGGGGAAGGCCCTGAAGATCGAAGAGGACGACAATGTCTGATCCCGTCGCGGTCTCCAAGAACCCTCTTGAAGACTGGTTCGTCAAGGACGAGCCCGTCGAGCTCCAGGTCGCCGGGGTCCGGCTCAAGGTCCGGGAGATCCCGGCCGGTCGCTACATGCACCTGGCCAGCCAGGCGGTCAGGAACAACAAGTTTGACACCGACGCCTACATCAACAGCCTGGTCAAGGAGATGGTGATCGAGCCGGAGTTCACCGACCAGGACCTGGCCCGCCTCAAGCCGGGCATCAAGGCCAAACTCGTGAGAGAACTTGAAACCCTCCTGGGCGTCTCTCCCGAGGCCCTAAAAAACGAACTCTCCGGGTAGAGGACGAATACGTCCTCTTCTCCCTCGCCGACGTACTACACCTCGATATCGACGCGGTCCGGCGCTGGCCCGTGCGGAAGGTGTTGGACTGGTGCGAATACTTCCGCCAGAAGGAAGAGAAGATCAAGGCAGCACACCCCGCCGCTGCGGCCCTGTCCGGGAAGCCCAAGTCCGGGACCCGGATCACCCTGCGCGGCGGCAAGTGGGTCAGGCAGGACGCCTGATCCATCTATTTTAGTCTGTTACAAAAATGTAACAGTTTAGGCTGGCGGGTGTAACAAAACTGTTACATACTCCGCCGGGCGAGCACCGGGATAGAGCACTGCTCTGCCTCAGGGAGCCAGAAGGTGCACCTCTCCTTCAAGCACCCTGCCTTGCCCTGGACCCCTCCAGGATTGTAGAAGAATGGACAATACACCACAGCAGCGGGCTGCTCTTTCTTGCTTCCGAACATTTCAGCATCACCTAACTCAACTTCCCTTTTTAACCCTCACATAAAAATTACTTTCCATGGCAGAGGGGAGCTCCGGAAACATCCGGTCAATTTACGTCGAGTGGGTGCTCCGGGATAAGGTCTCAGGGCCGGCAGAACGGATCGACCGTCGCCTCGATCTGACCCGGAACAGGGCGGAAGAGGTGGGTCTCTCATTCTGGAACACCAGCAGCGCGATGGAATCCCTGTCCAGCGCGGGAGCCTTCTTCGGCATCATCGAGCAGGACCTGCGGGAGACCGCCATCCGGCAGCAGTATCACAACCGACTCCTCGGCGAGGCTGCCGTCAAATACACCCGGCTCAAGACCTCGGCGCGGGAGTTTGCCGAGACCACGAAGGCGAAGATACGGGAGGCCAGCGCCGCCATCAACGAGCACAAGGGCGCCATCCTGGGGATCGGAGCCGCGCTCACCGGCGCCGGCTACCTGGGCTCCCGGTTTTACTCCACTGGAATCCGCGACCTGGCCTCGTACGAAGACGCCTACGCCACGTTCGTCAAGAACGTCGGGGCAAACTCAGAGGACCTGATCCGGCAGATGCGGGAGGCCAGCGCCGGCACAGTCTCAGAGACCCAGATTATCCTCAACGCCAACCGGGCCATGGTCATGGATATCCCCTACGACTACCTCCCGCGCATGATGGAGGTCTCCCGCGCGGCCGCCCGGGCCATGGGGGAGGACATCAACTATATGTTCGACTCCATCGTGACCGGCTCGGCCAGGGAGTCCCCGCAAATCCTCGATAATCTCGGTATCCAGATGAACCAGCTCACCGAGTACGAGAAGGAGTGGGCGAAGGCCAGGGGGCTCAACGCCAACGCCCTCACGGCCGAGCAGCAGCGGCAGGTCTTCCTGAATTACGTCATGGAAAACAGCGCCGCCATCCTCCAGAAGGTAGACCTCTCCCAGGAGTCCCTCAATGAGCAGATCGCACGCTCGCAGGTTGCCTGGGAAGAGTTCCGGCGCGAGCTCATGGCCGGCGCACGCCCGGCCATCGCCGGGATCCTCAACATCACCGAGGGGGCCACGTCGGCCCTCAGGGACATGCCGGCACCCCTCAAGGCCGTCATCGGGACCGCTGGCCTGGTGGGGACGGTCATCGCCGGGATCGGGGGGTCGATGCTCATCAACGCGGTCGCTGTGACGTATCTGATTACCAACTATGGCGCTCTTGCAGGGTCGCTGGCAACTGCCCGGGCGAGCATTGCCCTCCACGCCTCCACCCTCCTCACGCGCCTCATCCCCGCCTCGGTGGCCGCCGCCTACGCCCAGGGCGGCCTGACCGCCGCACTCTGGGCCGGTGCCGCCGCATCGTGGGCGTTCCTTGCCCCCTGGCTCCCGATCATCGGCGCGGTCGGGCTCGCCGTCGGTGCCGTCCTTCTCCTGCAGGATGTCCTCGTCAAGGGCTGGGACAACTCTTACCTCGGTCAGTTCGTCGGCTGGCTCCTCGAGAAGCTCCCCTTCCTCCAGCCCGTCGTCGACGCCGTCGCCGGCGGGTTCCAGTGGTTCCGGGACGCCGTCGTCGGTGCCGCCTCAGGAGTTGGTGCCTTCCTCGACCGGTTCGGCCCGCTCAAGTACCTCATCCTCGGCCCGGTCATGCCGCTCCTCCTCCTCAAGGACCTCCTCACCGGGACCGGCGACAGTGTCGGGATCTTCCTGCGGGACCTCGCTGCCATCCCCGGAGCCTTGCAGGCCTTCATAGCCGACCCGCTGGGCACGATCGCCGGTCTGG